ACCATCAAACTCAACTGTTGTTGATTGTGTATATACCTTGGCGTCTTTACATATGTCAAGGTTTTGCATAGCATTGACCTCATTTGTATTCTTATAATAGGTGTCGTGATTACCAATGATAATATGTGTATCAATACCTTGTTCATCTAATCTATTCCAAAATACTTTCTTGAAATTGTGTGCTGTATTGTGATTGATAAACTTTCTTCTATCTACCACATCACCTAGATGTATTAATGTTTTAATACCATATTGTTGCATGTATGGAAAAAACAGTTCATTATAAAACTTGTTTTGAAACTCAATAAAGGCTGGTGAATCGTTACGAGCTCCAAAGTGAGTATCATTTAGCAAGGCGATTCGCATATCAGTTAAACTCCTTCATGTTAAAAATAATTAAAGTTAATGTTTATTCTATATTTTTCATCTGTACAATCTGTACTACAATGTTTAATAGAGGGGTCAAAAAATATCATTCTGTTTGCAACACTCTCAACTCTAGTACCGTCTTCAAATATAGTATGACCATCATTTGTGTTTACATAGTAAAGAGCACCTTTGTGTGTAAAATCAAAGTCACTATGCATTTGGTGTTCAGATTTTGATTTTTGGCCTGGATATAGATTTGCTTTAATTCTAATTAATGATTTCGTATCCATTTTTGATAATATTATTTTTTTTATCCAGTTAAATTCATCTGACCATATATTATCATGTTTATAAAAATTATGAATAAAATAATATAAACTAGGATGTTTATCTGTTGCAAAAGTTATGTGATTACATAGGTACCAAGGAAACATAGCATCAATTCCTGATAGTTTATTCACGACAATATCGTGTTCTTCTTTTGAAAGGAAGTTATCAACAATTTTCATTATTTTTCTTCTTTGCGTCTTCTAATTTTTTCTTATGTTGTAATGTAGTTCTCTTTGGCATTTTTTTAGCGCCAGGATCCATATCTCCACTTTCAACTGGTGCCATATTCTTTTGTAAGAATTCTGTAAACTGATTTTTAAAATCTCTATCTTCACCTGGATTTAAAGTCATATCATCATAATTACCCTCTGCAATCATTCTTTGTTTGATTGTAGTTTGTTTCTTTTCTTTTTGTATTCTACGAATAAATGCGTAATAGATTATTTGTGTGAAGTAAGCAAACGGATTGTTTGACTTGTCTGGATTAAAGTTGTGTAAATACTGTAAACAGTTTTCTATACCATCACTAATCATATCATCTCTATATGTGTAGTTGATAAAATTAGGTCGATAAGATAAATGATTCGCTATCTTTAGGAAACATTCACCGACATAATTAGGAACTCTAGGTTTGTCTTTTCCTAATTTTTCTGCTTCTTGAACAGAGTTTCTAAACTCGACCATAGCGGCCAAGAATTCTTTGTTGTTAACATAATGTTCTGGTTTTGCTTTTGATTTTGCCATAATATCCTCAATGTTGTTTATATAATACTCTAAGTTGATGTAATTGTCAAGCTTAGGTTGTTTTTATTTATTTTTCAATTTAGTTTAATTCCACGGTTGACATCTTTTTTATCTTGCTGTATAATAACGGTGTCCGTTTTCAGAAACACTAGCTTTAAGTACCTAATGTCCTTAGTGCATTGTTGGTTCATCTTCATCATCAAAATCATCAAACTCTCTAAAGATTTCATTCATTTTTTTATTCTCTTCAGGAGTAAACTCTTTTCTGTGATAGTTCTCATCTCTTTTAGGTCTATCTAAACTATCATAGTTTTTAATAATATCAGTATAACTACCACTCATCTCTAAGGAGGCGTTGGTGATTGTCATAATTTTATCTTTAGGAATAGTAACAACTTTGTCCATAGTATAGTTAGTCCAACGAATCAAAGCAATATAATCTCTGAAGCCTGTTGGTGTCATTTGAGGAATATACTTTATCTGTAAAGGTTTGTCAAGTCTAATTAGAGGACCATTATCTGGCAACTGTTTCTCACCAGTAGGTAGTACGGTAACAATGTCGTCACCGTTAATAAGTTTTATTATTTTAACTGTTTGATTCATTGTTCAATTCTATGTTGTGTATTTCATATTCAAAGTCTTCCTCACTATAGATATTTATCCTTTCTCTAAAGTGGTTGAGTGTGTAGTTCTCTTTCTCATTGTATGTTAAGTCATCTGCAATGTCATATAAAGTAGCAGAACCATTATTATCTTTTAATCTTAAACCTCGACCAATAGATTGTAAGTTTCTTATCCTAGATTTAGAAGGACTAGAAAAGATAATGTTGTGTAAGTTACGAATATTAATACCGGTACTAAAGGTTCCGTAGCTTGCCACGATAATAGCATTGTCAGCCTTTTCTGTAAGTTCTCTAATCTTTTCTCTTTCATCTGTATCTACTCCTCCGTGTACATAAAAAACTTGTTTATCAGGTGCCTTTAGTTTAATATCTTCGTACAATTGTTTACCATGTTTTTCTACATATTGAAATAAACAAAGTGTATTACCATTCAGACCAGCGGCCAAGTTTCTTATAAACTTATTTCTTTTATCAGAGGTCACAATGTAATCCATCTCTTCTTGATAGTTCATGCCACTAGCATGTTTACACTCAATCGCACCATGTTTTAATATTAGACAGAAAATCTTTAAGTCAGCTAATTGTTTCTTCTCTTGTAGTTCTACTGTAGAAACCACCTTGTTGACCGTACCAAACAGTCCTTCTAATACTAACTTGTGTGTTTGTGTACCATCTAATGTACCTGTTAGTCCAACTCTATATGGACAATTTTCTAATTTTGCCAATATCTTTGTCAATGAAACAGCCTTAAATAAATGTGCTTCGTCACCTATTACCATACCAACATCTTTAAAGTATTTCTTAGGTTGTGTATAGATAGATTGCCATGTAGATATGATTACAGGTTGATTTGTTTCTTTAGAATGGCCTTGATATATTCTGTGTACATTTTTCTCAGGTGACCAACCATAATCTTTGAAGTCTTTGAACAGTTGTTCGACCAAAGATGTGGTAGGTACAATAATTAATATCTTTTTCTTCTTTTCTTTTAACCGAAGAATGTTAAACCTAACAAGAAGATAGACAATAAGAGATTTTCCACTAGCTGTGGGTGAAAGTAATAAAGTCCTATTTTTTCTAACTGCATATATAAATGCCTCCTTTTGATAGTCACGAACAGTAAAAGGTATTTTTAAAGCTTCAATAAACTTATCTACCTTTGCTTCGTCAACTTTTGTATCTTGTATTTTAGTGCCGTCAACAACATGAACCTTGTTATCTTCACACCATTTTAATATATAGGGGTATAGACCAACATAAATCTGGCCGGTTTGATATGAGAATAATCGAATCTTTCCGTCCCATACTCTGTTTCTAAACTGAGGCATAAACTTAAAACCAGGAACTTCAAATGTAAAGAATTGTCCTAGTTCTCTTCGTATGTCATCATCAGCCTCAATCTTTAAATGAACATCATCTTTTTTATCTATAATTAAATATCTTGTTAAACTCATTTATAAAATCCATGTCATAAGTGAATACCTATTACCTTTAATTACTTCTTTAACTTCGTGTGAGAACATAAAATTACTAGGAAAAACAATGCCTAATGCTTTCTCTTGCTTAGGTATATATTCGCCGTCACAGAATACAATTTCACCACCCTCTTCAGCAGTTTGTAAAAACATTAATGCTGTTACATGTGGATAACCATACTGTTGACCATGTGAATGGTGTATATTGTCTATATGATTTTGCATGAATCCACCTTCAGCATAATGATTCATTCTGAATGGTGTAAAACTTTGAGGTACTATTTTAGTATGTGTTTTAATATAATCATCAACCATACCTCTAAATCCAGTTTTTAATTCTTCGTAAAACTTATCTTGTTTATTAATCCAATACTCTTTCATATCTACTCTATCGTTAGTTCTAGGAGATATGCCTTCGTTTGTGGAGAATGATGATTGATTCCATTCACCATTAGAATGATAATGGTCTATGACATCATCAGCCAAGTTAGGACTAATTGCAAGAGGATATGTTTTGATATAATCTGTTATCTGCATTACACAGCACCACTAGTAAACCTACGCCAGTCAATGGCATTTTTAATTGTAAAGGTTCTATTAGTGATTTGTCTAATTGTTCTATCTAAGAAATCAACACAAGCATTTAAGTAATCTACTTTTTGTTTTGCTTTAATATACTCTTCATCTGAAAGAATATATTGGTCGACATCAGCTCTTAATAGTTTGAAGTTAAAAGGTCTCTGTGCATATACTGAAGCGTCTGCTTTACCAGTATAATATTCCCAAAGTCTCCTTTTGGTATTATATAAATCACCCTCAGCTCGACTAAGCATTAACTTAAACTTAGTTAAGTGTTTTAAATATTTGTTGTGTAACTGTGGAGTTTTAAGTGATTCTAAATCAAGTTCAGTATCGTTTATTTTTAAATCCGAATCAGCTTGTTCTTGTAGTTTTTCTAAATCCATAATAAAGGTATCCTATCATAATATTAATTAAATGTAAAGCCTTAGGTGACTGTATTTGTTGTAT